CCTAATATACTCAGCACGCTTGCCCCAACTATCCAGGCTCGCTCCGACATAAACATTATTAAACTTGTTCCACAATTCTAATATGTTCTTGTCCTTGTATCTTAATACTGATAGATTAGAATTGTATCTTAACTTAACGTCTGTTTTATTGTGTTCAATAAGATATTCCAATATGTCGTAGTGCTTATCAGTTAATAACGGTTCTCCGCCTGCAAAATAAAATTCTTCTATTGTATCAAAATGAGGTTCAAATTGATTATACAATTCATCGTTGGAGTTTCCTCCGGCAAATATGTAAACATTTTTCTTGCCATCTTCCTTTGCCCAACTAGATGAATATGTGCTACTACAGGACCTGCAACTAAAATTGCATATATTACTCCATCTTATATCCAAGTATCTTAATTTAAAATCTTTTAGTGAACCATCTGGATTAGTTTCTAATGCTTGGGGGATATATTTTGAAAACTGTTCGTTAGAATGTATTCTAAAACTAGAATTACCGGTTGCTTCATCTCTGTAACAAACGGAACACTCTGCACATTGCTTTCCTTGCAGCATGTTCTGTCTCATCTTTTTAAATTTATTGTTATTAAAGACTTGATCAAGAGTATTATTCTGTATGTTTCCTAGAGGTTTATTCCAATCTCCTATACAACAAGGCAATACATTACCATCTGGATTGGCATATATGTGTATCCAGGGCAATATACAAAATGTTTTAGACGGTTCGGCAGTCATAATAAAAGTTCTCTAATTCAGGAAAGGTCTTAACAAAGTCAAGATCTCTTCTTCGATCATATTCTGTAAACCAATTATAAAAATCTTTTCTACCTTCCGTTAATTTTTCAACAGTATAATCAGTTGATGCCATATAATCAACCACACGTCGAAACTTTTCATATTCTAGTTCTGAAAACTTGTGTTTGTTAAAATCATCTAAATTGTTCTTAATAAACTGTAGATGCGATTCCATATAAGGTATAAACTCGTCCTTGGGCAGTATGTTCATATCGTACTGTAAAGGTTCCTTTAAATACGGAGTATCAAATCTTATACGTTGCCACTTAGTTTGATCGTCAATATTATATTTTACACGCCATTCAAGAATCTTTTTAAGCAGTTTGTTAAAGTTTGTTACAGTTAGAATATTAAACGTAATCATGAATGTTAACGGCATATTAGTCTTGGTCATGTATGTGTCAAGATTGCGTTCCCACAATTCTAAATCCAATCCAGTTCTAATGTATTCGGCCTGTGGACCCCAAGTATCCATGCTAGTGAATACCTTAAACTCCTTGATACAACCTTTTTCTACTAGGTTATTAACCTTGTCCGCAAAGCGTTCTATCAGTAAGGGCTTTACACCAAAGTTTGAATTAATGTTTAGTTCAAGATTTGGCATTGGATTCTTTTCAAGTTCTTCAAACATGCGCCACGTGCTCTGCTGTAGCAGAGGCTCGCCGCCCGTTATTCTCAATATCGTAAGAGTCTTGCGCAGTTCGGGCCACCACTTCCAGAATGCCTTAACGTATGGATTATCCTCTTCCTCATATACCTTGAACCAATCAATGTCATTGCGATGATTCTTGACCATCGTGTATGGACCGTGGTCACGTATTTCCTTGTGGTATGCTGAACTGTGCTTAGGATGGCAGTAGCCGCACTTGAAGTTACACTCATTACCAAATGATATTTCTACATACTGCGGATTAACATCAGCCAAAGGGTCTGCCTTAATTGCAGCAAATCTTTCTTCAGTATAGATACTTGCATTTCTTTCCTTCCTATCACTTATGTAATCCTTGCCCATGCATTCAATGTTCCAGCAGTATTGGCATCCGCTTGGCTTCTTGCCTTCAAGCATTTCCTTGCGCTCTGCTTTTTTCTGCGGAGTATTGTGCAGTTGACTTGGATTCTCCTCAAGTCCTGGTATTGGTATTGCGTGCGGTGCAGGATGATAACAACTGTGTGTTTCACCTGTTTGTAAATAGATGGTCGTGTGGTGCCATTTGGCCAAGCAGAATGTAGGAGATATCTCCTCCATAATGGGTATGAATTTTTCTATTCTATCTTTGTCCTGCATCAAACTGTTCCTTTAACCAATCAAAATCATTTATCAACCGAAGAGCATCAGGATCAGCACTATTAGCCACACCATAAACCCTGCCAGCACGGGCACCATTGATTGCATAGTCGCCAAAAGGTCTGTCGCGTCCATAGTCCGAACACCACTTGCTAAGTCTTTGATCCGTTTCATCATCATTTTGTCCCCTTATGGTTCTACTTGCCAACTTACAGCATTCTCTAAATGCGCTCTTCCAGGTAGAGAATGCATCCGTGTTAAATGCTGTTATGTTACTTACTTGTTCCATTGCACGGAAACTGTCAGAAAGGCTAGTGGTCATGTCCGGAGTATCCGTGTCCATGTTAAGCGTTGCTTCTCTGGGAAACAGTTTAACACCACCATAGCCATATTCCAAATCAGTGATTGGATTCCTGCTGCGCCAAACATACACGCTCTTTCTCGCATTAAAATCATAGTAGGGAATCTGCATGTCAAATTGAAAATCTTCCAACACGTCAGCATCAGCATCAACTATGTAAAACATGTCCGTGGTTGCACGCCTTGCTGCTTCTATGTGTGCTTGGTGTATGCCCTTGACATCACGTGTCCATTGTGCATGCGGTGCTTTCTTTAATAACTTATTAAAATTCTCTTCCGCATGCTCCTCATGATATGATATGAAAGCAACATCGTATGGAATGGGCTGGCTTGCTGTTGTGTCCATTTCTTTCTTGTTGGTAAAGAATCGATAGTCCCACTCCCTCTGGAGTATCTTAGAACGTTTAGGAAATATGCAGATACCATCATGGTATGCACCATTTCGAAACACGTGAATATATTTTTCATCCCACTCGGGTATTCTATAATCAAATTCAAAATTAGGATTGACTGTGATGTTATCCCATACTACCCAGAAGTGTTTTGTTAGAGACTTGTTTGCTACCTTTTCAAAGGTATCACAATTTTCTATTTTTTGTGCATGAGGTACTGATTGCTTGAACCTCGTCCAAGCATCATTATTAATTTTTTCCTTGCTGACAAAAAATATATCATACATAAGTTTGACTGAAGTATGTTTTTCCTAAATTAATTGATTCTTCGTATAGATCCATAACATACTTGCTCATTGACGGATCCAGGTTGGGATAGTTAAATCCTAGTTCATGTCTTAATTCACTTCCTAATCTTTTAACTTCTTGTTCAAGTCCAAAGCCGTCCTCATAATCCTTGCACTGTTCATTATACAATTCACGTAACGATTCAAAATCTCTAACCTGAACATGATCCCAATCCGTACAGTTTGTAAGATATGTTCCTAGCCTTGCTCCATATACGGCAAACAAACCATTTTCAACATGGCTTCCAACTGTGCTCCACATTCTTAGCCTGTGCATATTGTGCCACCAAACACGTTTTTCAATTTCTTGTGAAGGAACCTTTAATCCGCCATCCAGTGTCATTTTTACACCTTCGCGAAATCCAGCACGCCATGCCATAAAGGGTGTTGCATTAATTACCGTGTCACTAAATGTTTTAGGAAAATTTCTATAACCATCTTCCCAACAAAAATCAACCTGAGCTCTTTCACTGTCTGCGTTTTCATGCGTTTTCATATTAAGCACATGATCTCTGTTCCACAGTTTTAATCCGCCATTACCATAGCGCAGGCCATTAACATTGTTGCGACCGCACCAACTGTATGCACGAATGTCCGGATTGTCCATGTCTATTTCTATGTCAAAGAATTCTGGATATACAATGTTGTCAGCATCAACGGTTAAAACCCAATCAGTTTCTGATTGTTCTGCTGCTGCCTTGTGTGCGTGGTCAGAACCCTTTACACCGTGTATTCTTTTGGCCCAAGGCACTTTGTTACATAGATCAGCGTAATGTAAATCTGCATTAGGCTCATCGTAACTCAAAAAGAAAACATCAAACTCAACTACTTTTTTCATTTTTCCTCAATCATGTAATTTTTAAATAGTCTTCTAGTGTATACACTAAAATATGTTGGAATGTTTAGTTCGGACTTAATAACTTTGTTTCCAACTAATTCGTTAATTTTAATGCTAAAGTTATCAGCAATAACATTAGGATCATTGTAATCAGTTATAGTAAAGTCTAATACCGTATCACCATCCCAAAACATTTTTCTTTTTGCCACTGGCTGGTGTTCCTCATCTTGCTTATATGTTCCACCATATTCTTCTGATAATTGTATCATTAGTGTATTACCATCAGCGTAGTGTGTCAAGTGAATATCAGGCTTCTTAATGTCTGACCATTCCTTGACAATAATTCTGTGCAACATATCGTCAATCTTAAATAGGTCTTTTACTTCTACTATTTCTAGTTTTCCTTCGTGTGGATCAACAAAACACTTGCTCATCCTTATATCACCAGATATAATTTTTTCAGCAACGTCAGAATCTAATTCTATTACATTGCTATATTGTTTTTCATTAACGGCGTGATTAGGACCTACTGCTAATACCTTTCCTGATTCTGGATCAAAAGCAGCACAATAAACTACCGGCTCCGGTTTGTAGTTCTTGATCCACTCGTCAAAATCCGGAAGTTTTAGTTTTTCTTCCATGCTATTTCCTCCAATATGTTTATTGTTTCTAGAGTGATCTTGTCCTTATCTACGTAGTGGACAATATCAGTTTGTTCAAAGTTTCCTAGTTTTAATTTACCCTGTCTATTAAAATAAAATCCAATGTGATCATAACAACTATCCGCAGGGTAAGGCCACTTTTGTATCATGCCTTTCATGTGTACGACTCTAGGAAATTCTAAATCATATGAAATCTGATCTGATATGTCTAGTATCTTGGCTGCTAACGCAAATGCTTCGTCGGTTCCTACAATCTTGGGTTTATAATTGTTTAGGAATAGATTACTAAACTCCTTAGGATTTTTAATAATTTCTCTTTGCAAGTTAAAAAATTCTTTAGCCAACTGGCTGTCCTTAACAAAGAATGTGTAAAAGGAATATAAATTAGGCAATTCGTTCGCTAAAAAAGTTTTTCTGTAATAATCATCAGTTACGACTTCTCCTCGATAGGTATAGGATTTGTTGGCAACATATAATTCGCTATTCTTAATAAAATATTCAGCCCAGTGACTGTAGTCTCTAAGGAACAGCATATCGGCATCAAGGCATATTGTTTGATCCCAAGGACTTAATAAATCCATATGAGATCTACCGTCCCAAAATTCTGCTCCATCCCATTCGATAATTTCGTCAAATACCCACGTTGAAGTAAATCCTTCTAGCCTTTTCTTATCATTAATTACTAGTGCTACCTTGTCGTATCCTTCTTTTTGTGTATTCTTAATGCTCAGAGCAAGAGCATATGCGAGCCTTGCATAATTGGTATCATCCTTTTCCGACACAACTAATAGATATCCAAATGTCATTCTGCTAACTCCATTAACTTTTCGTAATTGCGAACTATGCTAAACTTATTCATGACATGCACATCTTTGTTGTTAACTGAAGCAGCGATAAAATTATCCTTGTCAGAAACTAAAAATTGTAATTTATTTTCAGATATGCTGTGTAAAATATCCTTGTCTGTTGTTGAAAACACATCAGGAAGGTTGTATTCGTTTACTTTTTGATAACCGTTGAGAATGTGTTTAGCGATGCTAAAGGATATGTCATTTCTATAAACTCTAGGATCAAATCTAAAAACATCTGCAAACATTTTATATTCTGTTTTAAT